GAGCTAGAAGAAGAAAGAATGTCTGTTGTTGGTACTCTTGAAGAACAAGTAAGTTCATACCTCGATTATGTAGTTAACGAGTGGATTGAACAAAACGAACTTGCTGTAGAACAAGGTATCAAGAACGATGTAGTAGAAGATTTTATGGAGTCAATGAAGACTTTATTTGTTGAGCATTACATTGAAGTACCAGAAGAGAAGCAAGATGTTGTTGAGCAATTGATGGCTCGTGTTGCTGATCTAGAAGAAAGCCTGGATGTTGTCATGGAAGAAAACTTTGATATGAATGATCTTATTGCTGATACAGCAAAGAATGCAATTTTCGCTGACGTTGCAGAAGATATGATTGGAACTGATGCGGAAAAACTGCGTGAATTTGCAGAATCAATTGAGTCAAATGACGCTGACGATTTTCAAGCAAAACTTGAAACTCTGAAAGAACATTATTTTGGTTCTGAAACTGCAAGTCCTACATCTTCGGTTATTTTAAACGAAGATTATGATCCATATGTAGAACAAGAAGAACTTTCAGAAGCTGTTGCTCCTGAAATGAGATCTTATATGGATGCTATTTCTAGAACCATCAAAAAGTAAGTTTTTATAAATAATATAACATTGAATAAAAAGATAAAACCTCAACAAGGAGAAAACAATGTCTGTTAATACTTTAGTAGAAAAGTGGCAACCAGTTCTGGAACACCCAGACCTGCCAAGAATTGAAGATGTTCACAAGAGAGAAGTTGTTGCACAGCTTCTAGAAAACCAACAACAAGATGCAATGCAAAATGCATCTGGTGGATATAACACACCTACTCTACTCGGCGAAGCACCAACAAACGCAATGGGTACAGCTGATGGTGCTGGTGGCACAACAAATGGTCAGGTAGATGTATTTGATCCAGTTCTCATCTCTCTGATTCGTCGTGCTGCTCCTCAAATGATCGCATACGACATTTGTGGTGTTCAACCAATGACTGGTCCAACTGGTCTTATTTTCGCAATGCGTTCACAGTACGCAGACGATGGTTCAGCACTTGTAGATGTTTCTTCTGGTACAGACGAAAACACCAGAAGAGAAGCATTCTTCAATGAAGCTGATACAAACATTTCTGCATCTGCTAACAACGCTATCGGTGGTCCTACTAGCGCTGGTTCTGATACTAATATAACCAAAACTGGCGACACGACTGGTGAATCTCCAGTAGGTACTGGTGGAACATACAATGTTCGTCAAGCAATGGGAACATCTCTTGCTGAAAATCTTGGATCAGATGGCAATGCATTCTCGGAAATGGCATTCTCAATCGAGAAAGTTTCTGTTGTTGCTCAATCCCGTGCCCTGAAAGCTGAATATACAATGGAACTGGCTCAAGATCTGAAAGCAGTTCACGGCCTTGATGCGGAACAAGAACTTTCAAACATTCTATCAACTGAAATTCTTGCTGAAATCAACCGTGAAGTCGTTCGTACAGTAAATGTTGTTGCTACTGACGGTGCACAAGAAAACGTTGCTGCTACAGGCACATTCGACCTTGACGTTGACGCAAATGGTCGTTGGTCTGTTGAACGATTCAAAGGTCTGATGTTCCAACTAGAGCGTGAAGCTAACGCGATTGCAAAAGCAACTCGTAGAGGTAAAGGTAACTTGATCATCTGTTCATCTGATGTCGCTTCTGCACTTCAAATGGCTGGTGTTCTTGATTATACACCTGCTCTTACAAACAGCATGAATGTAGACGACACAGGCAACACATTCGTTGGTGTCCTGAACGGTCGTTTCAAAGTCTACATTGATCCTTACTTCAACGGTGGAACCAGTGGTCTTCAGTATGTAAACGTTGGTTATAAGGGTTCAAGCGCATTTGATGCTGGCCTCTTCTACTGCCCATACGTTCCACTACAAATGGTTCGTGCAATCGGTGAAGATACTTTCCAACCTAAGATTGGATTCAAGACTCGCTACGGCATGGTCGCAAATCCATTCGCAGAAGGTGCAGCTCGTGGTGGTGGTGTTCTTAATCCAGGTCAGAATGTTTACTACCGTCTGATGGCTGTAAAGAACCTGAT